GGATCTCGAAGATTTGTTTCAAGTATTTGCCGCTGAAGTTCAACAGGACGTAATTGTCCCGGAAAAACTTTATGTCCAAAATCCTTATAGGACTGCGGGCATGGTGCACTGGTTTCAAGGACCTGATAAATTTACCATGGAACTTGACAGCGTTAGAAAATTAATTCAAGCCTGCCAAGCTGACGAGGTGAAACCTGAGGTCGGTGTTACTGATGCGCTGGTGACTTACACTGGAGATATGAAATCTTGTTATTCTGCCAAAATCGTCAACACTGATGGATCGATTCTTGGTTGGATTTCGCGTGTACGGTTTGAGGATCAAACTTATTGGGTTACGCCAAAACATGTTGCTGATCTTGCTGGTGATGCTTTAATCAAAAAGTGGAACTGGAAAGTGGGCACTAAAAGTGGCGTTAATTGTTTTAAGGACCTTTACCGTTGTGATTATACTGTTTTTCCTGAACATGATACAGTGGTTTTTGGACCTGAAGAAGACAATAGCTATCTGACTAATCTTGCCACCGCTACCGGTGTGTCTATGATGAATGTTGGATATGGAACTAAGTTAACTGAAGGTTTTGGCTACTGGATGGCTGAAGGCAATATGCTGAAGAGCGTTGGTGACATCTCTTATGACGATAAGTTACCTTATGTGGTTTCGCATAAACTTGCTACCATTCATGGTGCCGGAGCTAGTGGAATGTTGATCAATAGTGGTGATATCAAGCCGAAAGCTTTTTATATGCACCTTGGCGGCAATGCCGGCTCGGAGATTAATTACGCGGTTAGGCTTGCGCCATTGTTAATGACCATCGATCCCGTCTTCGTCACTGAGGAACATGGCCGGAAAGGACGTCCTCGCAAACACAACGATCCTAACTGGGATGCTAAACACGATTACCCATCTAGTTCGACTGATGGTTATAGCCGTCGTGAGCGCGATGACGACTTCTTGTACGAGGATCAATACGATGATTGGGAAGATTCTATGGCCTCCATTTATATGGGGCGCCGTGATCATTTCAACATTGGAACCGAACCTATGGTTTACGGTGATTCTAGCGACTTGTCGTCTTACGGCGTTCGTGCCGGCGTCCCCCGAGTGACACATACCCGTAGGGTCAATAAGGGCCAAGGCAACGTTTTGGAACGTGTTGAAGTGAATATCGTTACCCCCAAAATTCTTAAGGAAACTAAGGATATCGAAAAACACATTAAACACTTGAAAAAGGTTAAAGCTGAAGTCCAGAAAAGTGTGGAACTTCGTCGTAAGGATGCTAAAACTAGACTACAGGACAAAATAGCAAAAGATGGAATATTGAAGGCC